TGCTCGTTGAGTTTTGTCTCCATATCATCAAGTTTTTCTACCATGCTCTCAAGCACATCATATTTTTCTTCAGGGATAGTTACATAATGTTCTTCAAAAAGACCCTTCATTCCTTCAAGGAACGATTCGGTCATTTCAGTCTTGAGACCTGCCTCAATGGCGAGTGCGTTTTCTTCAAACCACTCGTCAGAGACATACTCAAGATAGGAATCTACACGCTCAGCGAGAGAGTCCTTCGCTGAGGCAACTTCCTCAGCAAGCTTTTCATCGTACTCTTTTTGAATCTCTTCTTTGATAGAAGCAACCTTTGCATTGATTGCTGCTTCAAAGATAGTCTTTGCTTTCTCTTTGAATTCTTCGGAGAGTTCTTCGCCACCGAGGAGAGCATTGACATCTTCTTCGACATCATACTCGGCAACGACTTCTTCAGTAGTCTCTTCTTCAGCGACTACCTCGTCAGTGGTTGTTTCTTCTTCTTCGATCACGGGTTCCTCTACTTGGACTTCTTCTTCCTTCATGCCAGCAGGTGCAGCCTCTGCAGGCTTTGCCTTGGCATTAACTACATCTCTGACTTGCTTCAGAGTCTTACCAGGTGTTTTCAACTTGGCAGAATCATCATCAGTTTTGTAGTTCTCAGGGGTAGGACCACCGAGATCTTCGTAAGAACCCGACTGTCCAGGAGTTGTTCCAGACAAGGAGGGCATAGGATCACCAGGTTTGGCGTTGGCGTTTGCAGCAGTTTTGGACTGCTGTGTCTTTACTTCCATTTCTTGTAATTCGTTACCACGAGACATTTGAACAGCTCCGTATCCGTTTTTTTAAAAACTATATTTATTTATAAATTAAAAGATTTAATACCTATTCAGATACTATTAAGGAAATCGTTGAATAAATCCAACTTTTTCTCATCAAGTTGCTTTTGAGTAACAAGAGTGTTAATCTCTTTGTATGTTTTCTGAGCAAACTTCTCGCGAAGGATGCCACCATCCCATACCCATTCTTTTCCTTCCATGATTCCCTCAACAAAAGCATCGGGGGCAGAAGGATCAGCAACGATGTCAGCAGCAGTTGCCAACATAAAGTCGTCACCGACAACATTGACACCTTCTCGTGTCATTTTCAAAGAACCAATACCTCTAGATGAAACACCCAGTTTTACTCCTTCTTCAATAAGTGAAGAAGCAATCTTACCCATGGGTGTATTGAGGATCTTTGCTTTTCCGATAAAGTTTGAACCGGACTCTTTCAGAGAAACAATCTTGTGGGATACACGGTCTAAGTTGACGGTAGGACCATCGGGGTGACCAAGTTCGCCAAGTGCTCTACCTGCCTGAACATGGTTTTCGTTGTATCTACCAACTTCACGACGAAGTGTTTCCATGGGATACATTCTACCGTTGCGGTTTTTAATGTTCCCTTGAAGGAATACTCCCTCAATGTACATTGACTTCTTGCCGCCTTTTTGCTCTACAAGAAATTCAACTGATTCGATTTCCTCTCTGATAAGTTTCATCAGGCTTGTCCGGTGATTTGTACTTGTTGAACGAAGAGTGACCCAGCATCTCCAGTTGTGACTGACGCCACTTTAACTGAGTTGAATAAAGTAGCATCTTGGTCAGAAAAGTCTGTAGAAATTCCACTTGTGTCAGCAGAAACTACGAGTCTAGTTTGATGGAATCCATCGAAACTAGCAGTTTGGTCAACAGAGTCAACACCAACGTGACTAATAACCGTTGACCAGTTACTATCTGCATTATCTGCTTCGAGAGTAACGCAGTTGCCAACGGCAAAAGGCATTTGAGTTCCTTCAGGACAGGTAATGCGTGTCTTGCCACCTGATAAAGACTCAATACTGAAGACCTTTTGCGATGCTTTAGTAAGTGCTAAAGTAGCAGCAGAACCATCAGCAATAAAATATTCAGTTTGGGTACAAGTTGTTCCAGTGCCAATTGCTACATGAGCATCAACACCTCTCGTGTTAATACGAATGTTATTCGACTTAACAGTGATAGCATCACTAGCACCACCAGCACCAGAAACTGTTACACTTTGACCAGCACCAACTGTACGATGTGCCATTATTCAGACTCCTCTTCGGTTTCGTCTTCGGTTTCTAACTCATCGGTGACTTCCAGAGTTTCCTCTTCGTCATCTACTTCAATGTCTTCACCGTCAAAAACAGCATTTGCTATTGAAGGACGAAATGCATCAATCCTTTCAGCAGACTTAGCAAAAAGAATATCCTTGATCTTGTCGCTGATTTGCGACGGTGATTCATCGGATATCATCATATCCATAAGCTCATCCATGTGAATAGTCAATACCTACTATGTTTTATTTATATCTCCCCACCCTTGGGTAGTTCAGGTGCTTCAGTTGCTGAACCATCTGTTTCTGGTTCCATAACTGGTTTTCCTAAGTCATCATTCGCTTCGGGTTGAAGAGGTTGACCCGTTTCTGGGTCAACGGTTGCAGGATCAGGGATAATACCTGCCTTTATTTCCTTTTCAATGAGTTCATCCTGCTCCAAGATCTCTTGATCAGTCTGACGGAGAACCTTTCTTCTCAAGTAATCTTGAGAGTAATACTTACCAACGTAAGGTTCTGCTGCCTGAGCAAGAGTGAGTCTTTCATTCATCAACTCTGCTTCTTTCAGTTCAGCGAAGTGGTTGTCATACAGGAAGTCATATTGAATGAACTCACCCATGATGTCCCAATCTTCGGGGGTGATGATGTTCTTGAGAAGAAGTTGAGTTCTCAGCATATCGTGGAACATGCGTGAGAATCTCTTTCTCAAACGACCAACAAACTTACTGAACTTGACTTCATCTCTTAGGATTTCAGAAGATCTCCCCAGGTTAAACCCACCATCTCCTTCAATTCTGGAGATAGGAACATTAAGCGACTTGTAGAGTTTCTTTTTAAAATATTCAATATCAGTGATTTCGCCCAGGTTTTGTCCGCCAGGCAGAGTGGAGATTTCGGTTCCTCTTCCGCCCTCACGCCTGGGAAGCCAGAAGTCTTCAAGCATTGACATGTATTTTTTGTCATCACGAATCTCTCCAGTGTTGGCGTCGTATACAAGTTTGTTGCGATATCTATTCATAACATCGCGCAGATATTGTTCTGCCTTAACTTTGGGCAGATTACCAACATCGATGTAGAAGATTCTACGCTCAGGTGCTCTTGACAGTCTGTAAATAACCAGACTATCCTCAATCATTCTAAGTTGATTGAGTGACTTGATTGCCTTGTGAAGATACGAAAGGGTTGATCCTTTGTTACGGTCTACCAGACCAGAGGAACAATAGGTGATGGAATCTTTTGCCATCTTGATTCCTGCTGAACCACCCATTGCTCCTGGGTTTCCAGTAGGATATCCTGACTTAGGATTGTAGAGGAAATACTCCTCAATTTCAGGGAACTCATAATCCATTGGATTATCAGATGCCTTACCAAGGTTGCTTAACCTTACTTGGTCATTGGGTTTTTTCTTTTGTTGGCGTATATAACGCATTTTCATTGCGTCAATATAACGCAATTCTTGAATACCCTCTTGAGGGTTCTTCATATCAATGACTTTATGATAATAAAGTCTGCCGTCAATGTACCAATTCCTATAGATTTCGTGCGCCTTTTTATCAAAATCTAATAACGAAAGGATGTATTTAAACTCTTCTCTAATCTTTTTCTTGATGCCATCACTAGCATTCAAGTTTGAAAGTTCTATTTCTACTGGAGACTCGTTGGTGTCAGCAACAATTGCTTCGTTTACAATGTCTTCAATGGCACTGTCACATTCAGGATGAAGTGACATTTCACGATATCGTTTGATGAGATCAAACTCAGTTTTGTATACACCTTCGATATCAACATAAGAACCAAAAAACCCACTAGTCAAATAGTGGTCAACCCCGTCCTCATTGTTCTGAGGAACGGGGGACACTACACTAGGTGGAGTCTTATCGGTGTCCTCAATCGAGAACCCAAATAACTTTGCCATGACTATCTAACAGTCCTTTTATTGGACTATTTATCGGGTCACAAGATTGCGTTGATCAGAAGGACCACCGTTAGTGCTGTTTGTACCAGCAACCCAATACTGAACTTGGAAAGTTACGGAGAACTCTTCAATAGTATCAGTGGTATCGTAAGACAGTCCGATCTCAGAAACCTCGGTGGGGAAAATGTCACTGAAGTAATATGTTCTGAGGGGAGTAACGTCTGCACGACCGGCGCTTCCATCGCCACCACCAGAGTTGGTGGTTGCATTTCTTCCTTGGTTTGCACCTCTACCAAGTTGATGAACAACCGCATTACCCATGTAAGATCCAGGAGCAGTTGCACCAGAACCATCGCTGAGCTTGTTAATACCGTTCATCCACTGCTCAAACTTACTTCTAAGTCTGAAGTTTTCATCATTGATGATGGTGATGTTCCAAGTATCAAAGGTTCTGTCTCCAGCAACCTTCAGAGTTCTTCCTCTAAAAGGAATCTCAATCGGGGT